TTCTTTGGATCTAAGTCTTTGTTTGCTGCAATTTGTACTAAAGTTCTTTCAAATTGATAGTTTTGCATTGCAAAATCTGTTAACTGCCTATATGTAATGGGTTTTAAATTAAATGTATAATCTTCAATTTCAAATTGATAGTCTGTTTGATACTGCGAATATCCATCTAACATATTTGTTAAACTTAGCACACTTTCATTTTCTTCATTACAATGCGGACAACTTGACTGTATAGGTAATTCGTCACCATATGTAGCAATACGAATAGCAATTAAAATATAATCAATATCAAAACCAACTATTTTCCATGGATCAAGTATTGCAGGTACACAACTTTGTACAACCCTAACAGTTGCTTCTCCTGTAAACAATGCATCTGGAGTTTTAAACATTATTTCGTCCATTGCATTCATACCATAAACTGGTATCTGAGTGTATTGCTGATCTTTTATTACTGTATCGTCATAATATTTTCCACCGCTAGGTAGGTCAATAAATAACTTTGGTTGTCGCTGACGACTTTGAAGAAAACTGCTCATATATTTTTTCCGATAAATACTTTGTACATGTATTTATTAAAAATTAAATGCGCACTTTATTATTTGGAATATTGAATGGCAGACGGCGATCCTATACAATTAACAGACGCACAATTTCAACAATTGTTGCGAGCAGCTAATAGAGGTAGTTCTACTCCTTCTCCGAGTAGGCAAAATTCTGGCGGATTTGGTTTGCAACAAGCATCAGATGGTGCTAAAGGATTAGCAGGAGCATTTGGTGATGCTGCTGGTTTTATAACTAGAGGTGGCGGAACTGTAGGCCAACTTTTTGGTGATATAGGAAGTTTAGGCGGCAGGCTTCCTGGATTTTTAGGCGATTCTATAGAGGGTTTAGCAGGATTAGCAGGAGTTGGCGTAGGGTTTTTAGAAGAAACCAATGCAACATTTCAAAATTTATCTAAAGTAGGTGCCGGGTTTAATGGTGATTTAGGTGCATTACGTGCAGGCGCCGCACAAACAAGGCTTCCTCTAGATCAATTTGCTAACTTAGTAGGAAGAAATGCACAAGCATTAGCAGGATTAGGAAGCAGTGTAAACCAAGGTGCTAGACGATTTACAGAACTTTCAAGAGCAATGTTTGAAGATGGGCAAACAATAGAAGGGATGATGAACCTAGGTTATACATTAGAAGAGGCTAATGCTGCCCTTATAGATAATGCAGAGTTACTAGGTCGTCAAAGAATGCTCCAAGGCATGAGCGATCAGCAAGTTGCACAAGCAACATTACAAATGGCCAAAGACATGGCAGTTGTAGCAGATTTAACAGGCAAAAGTGCAGAAGAACAGAGACAATCACTTTTAGATGCTCAAAGAGATGGTAAAAATATTGCTGCTTTAAGACAACTTGAAGCACAAGGTATCACAAATGCTCAAGAAGCATTTAATCAGTCTATGACAGGATTATCCGAATTAGGTCCAGCAGCACAAGCATTTTATCAAGACATACTTCAAGTAGGCGGTCCAGTAAGTGATTTAACTAAAAACTTTGAAGCTATGAACCCTGCTACTGCCCGACAAATTAGAATGATTGCTAATACTACGTCTGCTCAAATGAGCGATGCAGAAAAAAGAGCACGGATACAACAACTATTAGCTACAGCCTCAGGTAATGCCTCAAGAGAATTTGTTAGCAGTACTAACCTTGCAGCAGCAAGAATGGCTGGAGCAGGTTCAACAGCAGGACAATTCCAAGCTGATTTATTATCATCTACAGAAAGTTTTCAGCGTAGTGTAGAAAGTTTTCAATCAGAATTACAAAGAGAAGAAAATGAAGCTGCTGCTAGAGAAGGTAGAAGAGCTAGAATAATATCTAGATCAGAAGCAGCTGAAGTAAGAAGGGCAAGAGCTGTAGAAGAAGCAAACGCTAGATCAAGTGGAGATGCCGACGGTCAAACTATTAGCAGAGAGCTAAACCGTACTACTATTGCATTAGCAAATGCTTCCGCAACTGCAATGGAAAGAATTGGTGCTAATCTAAGTGCAAATACAAGATTAGCAGATACTGTTTCAACAGCACTTGGCGGAATACAAACTGGAGCATCTGTTATTGGTGGCACATCAGCAGGCATCATCGATCAAGCGATGACCCCAGGAGACAAAGCACAATTAGAAACAAATCAGTTTAGAGAATTGTTCGAACCAATTACAACCTCCGCTGGATTATTAACTCGAGTAGGTAATCTAGGGGAACTTGGAGATGCTTTAAGAGAAAATTTTGGAGGATTTAGAGCAGATGGTGGACCAATTGATGCTAAAAAGTTTTACGCAATTGGCGAAGAAGGACCAGAATTATTTGCTCCTGGACTAGATGGAAATGTTTTGTCAAATGAAATTTTTAGTCAATTTGCAAACTTTCCTATAGATGATATTGCAAATCAATTAGCAGGGACAGGTATGCCCATGACTGATGCTGCAAAAAATCTAATGGCAACTATTCCTAACATGATGAAAAAAATAAGTTCATCTGATCTTGGATCAGTTGGAAATGAAATAACTCCTATGATCAATGATATGCTTGCACAAATGAACAATACAACAAATAATTCTAATCAACAACAAAGTCAATCGATGTTAAAACCTAATCAAAGAATGGAAGAATTACTTGACAATCTTAACCAATTGATGTTACAATTAGTAAGAATAAATACACAACAGACTAGAATAGGTAAAGATCAAATTAGTGCTGTTAGAGGAGCAGGCAATTTAATGGCCGGAGTACGGAGTAGAGCATGAGTTGGAAAAAATATTTCACACCAGTACCAACAGGTGATAATCCCAATGGAGCATACTCTCCTTTGAGTTACAGAAATACACAAAATGCAGGACCTGCTAGAACTAATTATTCCTCTTATTTGCCAGATGTATATGTAGGTTCTCCTAATCGTGTAGAACGCTATGGGCAGTATAATACTATGGATTTAGATTCTGAAGTTAATGCTGCACTAGATATACTTGCTGAGTTTTGCACTCAAAAAGGAAAAAACAACACCAGCTTTGATTTTCAATACAACAAAAATGCAACAAATAGCGAAATAAAAATTCTTGGTCAATATTTAAAACAATGGTGCAAAATTAATAATTTTGAAACTAGAATGTTTAGAATATTTAGAAATGTTTTTAAATATGGTGATGAATTCTTTTTAAGAGATCCAGAAACAAAAAAGTTGTTTCATGTTGATCCGGCAAAGGTTACTCGTATTATTGTAAATGAAAGCGAAGGTAAACAACCAGAACAATACATTATAAAAGATGTAAATTTAAACTTTAAAGAAATGGTTGCTACAACTCCACACATTACAAACGGAAACATTACAGGTGCAGGAGCACCAGGAAGCACAGGATATTTTAGAGGAAGTGGCCAAGGAATGGTTGGCAATTCGCCTCAACAATCTGGTTCTAGATTTAGTATAGAAGAAACAGAAGTTGCTATTGATGCAGAACATGTAGTACATTTAAGTTTATCAGAAGGATTAGACAACAATTATCCTTTTGGTAACAGTTTATTAGAAACTATTTTTAAGGTTTACAAGCAGAAGGAACTGCTTGAGGATGCGATTATTATCTATCGTGTCCAACGTGCGCCAGAGCGCAGAGTATTCTACGTTGATGTGGGCAACATGCCATCACACCTTGCTATGCAGTTTGTGGAGCGTGTTAAAACGGAAATACATCAAAGACGTATCCCATCGCAGACAGGCGGAGGTACAAATGTTATAGACAGTTCTTACAATCCTCTGTCAATCAACGAAGACTACTTCTTTCCACAAACTGCTGAGGGTAGAGGATCAAAAGTTGAAACATTACCTGGCGGAACTAACTTAGGAGAGATTGATGATTTACGCTACTTTACTAATAAGCTCGTACGCGGCTTGCGAATTCCTTCCTCTTATCTTCCTACAGGTGCAGATGATGGAGCAACATCCTACAATGACGGACGAGTTGGTACTGCATACATACAGGAACTAAGATTTAATACTTACTGTGAAAGATTGCAAGGCCTAATTGTAGAAGAATTTAATCAAGAATTTAAACGCTTCTTGCTTGAAAAAGGTGTAAACATTGATACTAACATGTTTGACCTTAAGTTTGTGCCTCCACAAAATTTTGCAAGTTACAGACAAGCAGAACTAGATAACAGTCGTGTACCTACATATACCCAAATGAGTGCTATACCTTATATTTCAAATCGTTTTGCTCTTAGTCGGTTCTTAGGATTAACCGCAGAAGAGATTGCAGAAAACGAAAGATTGTGGCGTGAAGAAAATGATGAAATGTTGGGACAGACAGCAGCAGATCCTGCGGGAGAAATGCGCAGTGTAGGTATTAGTAGTGCAGGCATTAGTGCAGATTTAGATGGCGGTGAAGATTTACTAACAGGCGATGAAGAACCAGAAGTTGGCGGCGACACTGCACCGCCAGAAACATCAACAGGTACTGACTTAGGAGGTACGCCAGCAGGCGCTCCAACTGAGCAAACGATATAAATACTAACATGATACTACGAGAATTATTTTATTTTGATAAAGAAACTTTAGAGCCTACTGAGGATAACAGCTATGATCCTACGTATGATGATAGTATCTTGAACTTTGACGACACACGTAAAACAAGATTAACACTGCGTCAAATTAACCGTGCAAGGAAAGCAAGTGAGCTACATAATGTTGAGAAGTCTAAAGAATTAGACTTTATCAGACAGATGTATGGAATAGCAGCACAAGCAGCCGCTGCCGGGGTATAATGGCAAAAATTGACAAGTCTAAACTTACAAAAGAGGAATGGAAAATTCTTCGGGATCGCAGACGTCTTGAAAAAGAGGCTGCACAGTTCCAAAAAGAAAATCAAAAAATAATATCTAATTCTGTTAAAGAAGAAAATCATATATCTGTAAAAGGTAACACTGCTTTTGTGTTAGGCAACGGTGTAAGCAGACAGCCAGTTGACGTTAACGAACTACAAAAATTTGGCCCTATTTATGGCTGTAATGCTCTGTATAGATCATTTAATCCCGACTATCTTGTAGCAGTAGATACAAAAATGATTTTAGAGATTAACAAGTCCGGTTATCAAAAAAAGAATACTGTTTGGACAAATCCAAACAAAGCATATACTAGGATGGAAGGATTTAATTTTTTTAGTCCATCAAAAGGTTGGAGCAGTGGACCAACAGCATTGTGGCTTGCAAGCCAACATGGGTATGATACTATATATATTTTAGGTTTTGATTATAGAGGTTTAGACCAAGGCAAACGCTTTAACAACTTATATGCTGACACTATGAATTATAAAAAAAGTATAGACGGCGCTACTTTTTTTGGTAATTGGTTACGACAAACAAAGTCTGTAATAAAAGATCATCCAAAAATTAACTA